TTAATACATTGAATTTATACGGATACTCCCTTTGATCAATGCTAATGATTTAACATGCTTTATTTGGATATCCTTTGGAGGATGATGTCTGTTTTCTGAAACCAATTTTATATATTCATCTCCCATTTCTGATTTATGTAACCATTTAACAGATATAAATACGTCACCGTCAACATCTAAAGATATTAGATACATTTCACCAAAAAACATTCCATCCGGCATATTTTTAATGTTTTTATACATTACTATATCTCCACTTTTAAGAAGAGGGTACATACTATCACCTGTTACATACACTGCGCCATCACATTTTGGAAGATTAGGTACTTTAATATGATCGATAGGTTCAGTTTCATGACCATCTTTAAATAATCCTACCATGCCAGCTGTAGCCTCTACACTATATAATGGTATTAACTGCTCTTTTATATCTCGATCAGTTTTCATTTTATATGATTTCTTTAGAGGCTCACGTACTGTATCAGGTTCATTTACATCAAAATCTTCTAACAGCATTGGACTTTTGCCAGTAAGCAACCAACCAGGATTTATTTGTGGCGCATACGCGATAAATTTCGCTATATTGTCTTCAGATATACCACCATCTTTTTTTAAAACACCACGTGCAATACCTGAATTTTTATAAAACTCGTAGTCTGAAACTCCTTTAAAACTAAGGTATTCAGATATTCTTTGTTTAATAGACGAAATTTGTTGCATAATAATTTTTTTAAGCGGAATATGTGGTTTATATTTGTCCTGTACGAAACGACATATTTCACATAATAAAAGACAATTTAAACAATGAGCAAAGAAACAAAAAAAAGAAACAAATACAATGACCAAATATTAAATGCTGTTGCAATTCGTCACAATGTGTCACTTGATTATGTGAGGAAAAGTTTAAAAGGCACTAGTACCGGTATTGTACCTGATCAGTTAGTAAAGGATTACAACAAAGGTGTTAATGAACTAAATGCAATAATAACAAAAACAGTAAAAAATTTTATAAATAAGTAACACATGTTTGAATATCATCAAAATATATTGTGTGTGCAGGCTGGTTGGCTATTAGAAGAAATTATTTCTAAAGCTAATTACGATGCACTTATTAGTAGAGGTCATTTGACCAGGTTACAGAAAGGAGGTAATGGACGTCCTGCACTAATTGAATTTGCTACCATTAGGAAAGATATAAAAGAAAAAATCATTGCTGTTGCGGAAGTAGACCCATCTGAAAAGGCTAATTATATAGCATTTATGGATTATTTGAAACCAGATAGTAATGCGGTTATATTCTTTAATGCTTATCAATTTGATGGAGGTGGCTCACTTCCTGAAAAGAAAATTGCTGAATATATTGCTAATGCAGAAGTTCTTAATGCAATTGATAGTATTATGTCTACTACTATGAGTAAACGTAGGGCATTGGGTTCAAAGATTAAACCATGGGATAAACTTGTTCAAATTATTACTGAATTACCACGTAACCAGTATCCACATTCTTTACCTACAACTGTTCGTCGTTTAAGAGATAAACTGAATACATATAAAAATGATGGTTATAAAAGTCTTGTTCATAAAGGTTTCTGCCACAAAAATGCTGAAAAACTGGGTGATGATGCTAAGCCTTGGGTATTAGCAAGGTGGTGTGACAGGGTTCAAAGATGTGCAACACACGCACAATTATTAAGAGAATATAATGAAGAGGCTTTAAAACAGAATTGGAAGCTTTTAAAAACTGAACTAACATTAGTTAATTTTTTACAAGACCCTAAAATCGAACCACTTTGGTATGGCTATCGGTTTGGAGAACTCAAAAGCAAAGAAAAGTATAGTTTCCAGTTTTCAACAAAACTCCCCTCAATGCGAGATAGCCTTTGGTATAGTGATGGTACAAAACTTAACTATTATTATTTGGATGCATCTGGAAAAATGGAAACTTGCCAAGTATATGAAGTCTTTGATGCATACAGTGAGGTTTTTCTAGGTTATCATATTAGTAAGACCGAAGATTATGAAGCTCAATATCATGCTTATAAAATGGCTTTACAAATAGCAGGACATAAGCCTTATGAAATCAAGTTTGATAACCAAGGAGGTCATAAAAAATTAGAATCTAACAGTTTTTTAGGAAAAATTTCAAGGCTTTGTACTAATACTGCTCCATATAATGGTAAATCTAAAACTATTGAAAATGCATTTAGTCGTTTTCAGCAACAATATTTAAAACAAGATTGGTTTTTTACTGGACAAAATATTACTGCAAAAAGAAACGAAAGCAAAGCTAATATGGAAATGATTTTACGCAATAAAAGCAGTATACCATCTCTTGACCAGGTTAAAGAAATTTATGCTAAAAGACGTAAAGAATGGAATGAGGCCCTACATCCGAAGTCAGGGATGTCAAGGATTGAAACTTATTTAACTAGTCATAATCCTGAAACATCAAAAATCAATATTTGGGATATGGTTAATATTTTCTGGATACAACGCGAAAAACCTGTTACATGCACAGCTTATGGTATTAGCTTCAAAGAGAAAAAACAGGAATACCATTATGTTGTATATGATGAAAAACGAAATGTTGATGTTATGTGGCTTCGTGAAAATATAGATAAAAAATTTATCATTAAGTATGACCCTGATGACATGACTACGATTTACCTATATGAACAAACACCTTTAGGTTTAAGACATGTTGCAGTTGCCGAAACTAAAATTGAAATATACCGAAACAGGCAACAACAGCAAGATTGGGAGGCATCATTTATTACCAATATAACTGAAGAGAACAAACGCATTAGAATACAAGAGCGTGATAAAATGGAAAGCATTTTAGCAGATCATGGTAGACGTGCTGAAGATTATGGATTGAGAAGCCCACTAATTCATGGAGTAGAAAGCAGCAAAAAGAAGCAAGCCAAAATTGAAAAAACCGACATCGGTCACTTTCAAAAAGAAGTTTCCAATGCGGTTCCAACTGACAATACCGAAATAGATATTTATTCAATAATGTAAAACCAATCCGGCATGGCCTGAGAAACTAGCCGGGATCAATACAACAACAAAATTATGACAAATTCTGAAAAACAACAAATTACTGATAACCTTAAGGTTTACATCGCAAAATTTACTAGTCAAAATAAAGCGGCTAACTCTCTAAAAAATGTGAGTGCAGCCACTATTAGCCAAATGGTAAATGAAAAATGGGAACTTATTAAAGACGAAATGTGGCGCAATGTAGCAGCTCAAATCGGAATGAATGATGATAATCATTGGGTGATAGTCGAAACTGCCGCATTTAAGCTTTTAAACAGCCTTTTAACAGATGCACAAATATATTCTAATGTCTTTGCTGCAATAGGTAAGGCAGGTTCTACTAAAACAACAGCTATGAAAGCGTATTCAGAAAACTCTGAGGCATTCCGACTTCAATGCTCTGAATTCTGGAATCGTAAATTTTTCCTAGAAGAGCTACTGGCTGTAATGGGCCGTGATAGTTCAGGGCTTACAGTTGCGGAAATGATGAAGGAAACAGTTAGCCAGCTGAAAAAGAAAGATAAACCAATTTTAATACTTGACGAAGCTGACAAATTAAGCGATCAGGTTCTGTACTTCTTTATCACTCTTTATAATGAGCTTGAAGGTCATTGCGGTATAGTATTATGTGCAACCGATCATTTAAGAAAAAGGATTTTAAGAGGCATTAAACTTAACAAAAAGGGATACAATGAAATATATAGCCGTGTAGGTAGAAACTTTATTGAGCTACCTGATGTGAGCTATACTGATGTAACAAAGGTTTGTGTAGCGAACGGAATTGGAGTTGATATAAAAATAACAGTACAGGATAATAATGGTAAATCAGTAAAGAGAAATGCAATACAAGAAATATTTGCAGATAGCGATGGTGATTTACGGCGTGTAAAACGTAAGGTACACGCAATAAAAAAACAATTACAATATGGAGATTAACAGGGCATACTCTGTAGATAATATTGAAAGCAAAAAGTTCATTGAATTACAATTAGATAAAATTTGGGAGGTTTTTTTTGGTGTAGCGGTCGCATCGGGGGTCTGGATAATTTTTGGGGAATCTGGAAACGGAAAAACCGCTTTAACAATGCAAATAGCCAAAGCCCTTGCCCATCGCCAAAAGGTCGCCTTTAATTCACTTGAAATGAGTACAAGCAAAGCACTAGTCGATGCTGTAAGAACTCATAAAATGAGTGAGGTAAAGAAAAATTTTATAATACTAGATCGGGAATCGATAGAAGATTTAAAAATAAGACTGCGTAAAAAACAAGCTCCCAGTGTGGTAATTATAGATAGTCTGCAATATGCTGACATGACTAAAAAGCAATACAAAGAACTTAAAGAAGAATTTCAAAAAAAGGTGCTATTCATATTTATAAGCCATGCTGATGGCAGAAAGCCTAAAGGCGCACTAGCAGAATTTATAAGATATGATGCGGATATAAAAATCCGAGTTGAAGGTTTTAAAGCGTTTGCAATAAGCCGATTTGGCGGCGGCGAACCTTATGTAATATGGCCGGAAGCGGCTGCAAAATACTGGATAGATATTAAATAAAAAAATATGACAAACACATCATCAATAAGTAAATTTTTATACATAACGTACGACGAATATTTAGATCAATACCTAATTGGTTATATGCGATGGTGCGAAAAATGGAGCAATGAATTTGGTATTCAATTACAAAGTTTAATGGCTAATACAGCAATTTGCAATTGGTACAATAACTGGCATGAAGAACTGGAATGGAAGGCTTACGAAACCTTAAAACCAACATTTGGTAAAATAAGCAGAACTATGGCTAACACAATTTATAAAACCATAATGATAGAGCTCTATACCAATTATCCGAAACCTCTATTTGATGTAGCTAAGAAAGTAAACATAATTGGTAATCTTAATTAAAATGAATAAAGCTGAAATGATTGATAAAAAAGAGAAGTTAGAAAATTGGCTTACTAAAAATCCAAGCCATCCTAACTATAGAGAGGTATTGAGTGATAAAAAAGCACTCGAATCAGATATAAAAGACATTGAAAACGATAACAAAACCCTTAGCTAAAATATATGGAACAAATTTTAAACGAACTGCAGGAACTGCATTTAGTTCTACAGTATTCAACTGAGCACGCCTGGATTGAAACAGCACTGACAACCGGAGAAAGAATAATGGTAAATCAGCAGCGCGCAAAACTTTTTAAAGCATTAGACGGAATACCAAATGACTTTATACAGTCTGATGTTATTAATATAAAAATAAACAAAATACTATACCTGATAAAGAGTACTAACTGGGAACCAAAAGAAATTAACCATGCAAATTAATAATATAGAAGTCAAAGAAGTCGAAATATTATCAACAACAATAAATTATAAAATGAATGATACTGTAAAAACCATTGCTGAATTGGAAGCCGAACTGGCTGCGGCAAGAGAGAGAGAATTTAAAAAACAAGAAAAAGCCAAAAAGGAATACGAAAAAGAACGTGACGATGTTGTTTATTCAATTGTAAATACTGCACAGGCTTTAGCTAAAGAATTACTAGAATTTAAAACAAATTGCCACATTAAAATGGATGTCCAGGCTGCTAAACTATCTGAGTACGGAAAGATAAGAAGTAACTCAAAAGGAGGTTTTAATCTTACACATGGTGATGGTGAAATGAGAGTAACAAGAAGGCGGGATACTGAACCTGTTTGGGATGAGCGGTCTTTAAAAGCTATAGAGTTAATTAAAGACTTTTTAGGCGATACAATTAAAAAGAGAGATATTAAACTTTACGAAATTCTTATTGGGTTTTTAGAAAGGAATGGCAATGGTGACTTAGAATATGGAAGAGTAATGGACTTATACCAGCATGAAGCCAAGTTTGATGATCCCAGATGGAAGGAAGGTTTACGCCTCATAAAAGAATCATACAGTAGTCACATGAAAGGTTACGGCTATGAGTTCAAAATTAAAGGTGCGGATGGTAAGTGGCAAAGTATATTATTAAATTTTTCAAGCATATAACAATGGCAATAAAAAAAGATAAAGAGATACAGTTTAAAAAATTGCCTCTTCAAGAATTACAAGCAACAATACAAACTTCTTATGAACAATCAATTGCAAGGGCAATTACAGCAAAAAAAAGTGAGGATAAAAGTCGTGAGCGTAGTGCATTATCTGTATTAGGTAGTATTAGAGAATATTTAGCTGAATTACAAAAGTTAAAACGAGAATCAAAGCCTGTTGAAATAACAGAATTAGAAAAAGATAGCCACTATATTATAAATGGCAAAGAGGTTTATAAAGATAGTAACGGCAATTGGATTGGAAAGCAGATACTAAATCAAGGCGAATTAAAAGCTTTTTTCGAGTATATGTATGGCAGATTATCAATTGGCGAATGATTGAAACTCAAAATTTAAAGTTAAACAATATTTTAAAACAAATGAATGCTACTAAAATTCAAAAACAGCTAATACACATCAATACACCCAATCGTGATATTAAAGAAGAATTTGTACAGTGGGCCACTGATAGTATAGAAAAGATTAGCTGTAACGACCTTAATTTTGAACAGGCTAATATGATCCTTGTACAGTTAGGTAAAGAGCCGCATAAAGCATCTAATTATGCGGTATTCGACAAAACGAACAACCGCCATAAATATATATTATCATTATGCATTACGTATGGCTGGAGTAAATGGTCTGCAAAATTTGGCAAAATTGCAAACCTTGACAAACTTAATGAATGGATGCACTCAAAGTTTTGTCCGGTTCAAAAGCCTCTTAAAAAAATGAATTCTGATGAACTTGATAAGTTCATAGCTGCTTTAGAATCCATGACAGTTAAAAAATTCGGGAACTTAAATAAAACAAGACAATGATCGCATCCAAAATTGTTAATAAAGTTTTGGCAACAGCTTGTAGCCACAGTATTACAGAAATCTGCCTGCACGATATAGCTGAATTAAGAGTAATTGCCGTTGCCGGAACTTGTGAAACCACTGTTTTAATATGTTCAGATTGTGGCAAAGAATTAGAAGAACCTAACACCGATTGTAGATGAAACTAGAAATTAAAATTAAAATTGAAACAATTTTCGCAATTAACAGGCTCCTGCAAGGAGTGTATAGTGCGGAAGCACCAAGTTTGTTAACACAAAAAATTTACGGCTCCATTTGCTTTGATTTAGCCGACAAATTTGATAAACTTCAAAAGTCAAATATTAAAAAAGCCACACTCTTTGACAATAAGAAGAAGCATAAAGTAAGTCTTAAATTTTATGAAGCCTGGGCACTACATAGTATCATCATTAACCTATTGCCGACCGTAAATAATCCACTGTCTATATCATTACTACAGGAAACGGCCGACAGTATTCATAAACAACTATCATGAGTGAGCAGTTAATTACATATACTGTAAAGAGTAAAGCTTCCGGCTTTATATGGCTGTTTAAATACCACTTAAACGGCTGTTTTAAGAGCTTTGAAATACTCGACGGCACATTGTCTGAAAAACAAATTTTATGGCTGTTTTCAGGCTCTAATTTTCCGGCAACAAATCAGGTCATGGAAAGAGTTTGGATGGCAAAAGATTTAAAAGCAAATTTTGAAATCGTAAAAGCAGAACCAGTTTTGGATTTTGAAAACCTTTGGAATTTATACGGCCACAAAGTCGCCAAATGGGATGCAGAAAAAGCTTATAAGAAATTAAAAGATGCCGATAAAATCAAATGTTTTTTGTCAATACCTGGATATAAAAAATACCTGTCTAAAACGGGTATTGGAGTAGCACACCTTGCAACATTTATTAATCGGCAATATTATAATGATGATTGGAACAAGGCATAAAGAAAACACAATAAAAGTTTTTAATAATCATTTTGATAATAAATGTGTTTGCAATTTTTTAAATTAATAATAATAACATGATACTACCATTCAGTACAAATTTAAATGGAAAGCCCACTTATTTTGTTGAAAAGATCCACTCTGGATTATTGCAACATAATCTAATGGGAGATTTTGAATTAAAGGAAGATTATAATTTTGACCTTGAAAAATTAGTGACCGGCCAACCAAAATTACACTCTATCCGAGAAGACAAAAATAACCGTTGGAAAGCAGGTACTAAAATAGATTTTTTTATAAATGTTCGTCAAAAAAGCATGTTTAAATTTGCTCCGGTTTTACCGGTAGTGAGCATACAAGAATTTTCAATTGGCTACAACAATAATGGGAAAGCAGTTATATTCATCGATGGTAAAATCTTTTGTATACAAGACTTTTCTATTGACCATCAATACAAGCTGAAGCAATTTGCTCAAAAAGATGGCTTTGACACAACAGAAGACTTTTTAGCTTATTTTAATAAAGATTTTAAAGGAAAAATTATTCACTGGACGGATTTAAGATATTAATTATGAAACATCTGCAAGTAGATTTAACGTTTGAAAATAACAGTGCAAAATTTAAAAGCGGTGCGGTTTTATCACCATGCGAAAAATATAGATATGAGTTATGGCGGGAATGGGATAAATCTAAACCATGTGTAATGTTTGTAATGCTAAACCCCTCAACGGCTGATGCGTTAAAAGATGATCCGACAATCAGAAGGTGTATGAATTTTGCAAAAAATTGGGGCTATGGAAGCATAAAAGTCGGGAATATTTTTGCATTTCGCTCGTCAAACCCCAAAGACTTAAAAGTTCCATCAACTGAATTAGATTATTTTCACGCTGATCAGAATGCACAATATTTAAATAAAATGGCTTATGAATCTAAAACAGTAATTTGTGCCTGGGGCAATCCGCCAATTGACTTTGTGTCACCATTGTCAGGATTATCAAAATTATGCCATTTAGGACTAACAAAAAAAAACAATCCACGGCATCCTCTTTATTTAAAAGGTGAAACAACACCAATAGAATATACTGACTATAACTATTAATCACTAATAAAAATAAAATATGAAAACACTATTTGAAATTGCGGATTTTAAAAAAACTTTTCCTTAATCAATAAAAAAAGTATTTTTGGATTAACTATGAATTTAATATTTAGTTTTTATGGAGGATTTAGAAGATAATTTACCAACAATAGGAAAAAGATACTATTTGTCTCATTCCGAATATTATTATACTGATAAAGCAAAAAAGAATATACTTGAATATGCACCAAGTTTTGATATTAGTTATCTTAATGAACAGAAAAAATTAACTCAGTTAGTTTGCGCCTCAAATTTAGAAAACGCCAGGAAAGCGGTTACAAATCAACTCGAAGAATCAGGCCAATATAGAGTTACCAGATGCAGAATTGATTACTTAGTGATTGGTGATTAATATAATAGATAAGATGAATAATCAACTCAATAACAAAAAAAATAAAGATTTTAAAAGCAAAATAATTCATTAGACGGATTTTAAAATATTAAATATATGCAAAGTAAAATAATAAATATGACTTATGATAAACTGGATGAGATATTTAGATTCGTTAGATACTCTTTATATCAATTCGAAAATATGAGATTGCATAAAGAAGACATAAGAATCTTAATGCCTGAATCAATTAATTATATGATGCAAAATTATTACGGAATTGTTACTAATTATCAAACGATAGTAGAGCAACTTAGAGGAGGAAAATTATATGATATTGAAGTTTATCCACATTATAAAAATGAAATTGTAGTATATTGCAAGAAATTTGAAATACACGAAGAATTGGATCAACCTAAAATATTAGTATTATGAATTTAGAATATTACGAAAAAAAACGGCAGGAAATAATTAATAAGTTTACACAAGGATTTATTGATAAAACATACAATTACAATCCGCTCACAAGAAAAATTATTGAGGCACTTATAAGAGGAGATAATCCCTATAATATAATAGAAATGCTAATATTAAATCAGGACAATCTAATAAATGAATTCAAAACGAAATTGGAATTATCACCAATGCCAACAATTAAAATAGAGATAGAAAAATGAAAAAATTACTCCTCATAACGCTATTTATAACCTCTTTTACATACGCTCAGGATATAGCATTTATAGATGGCCTTGATAAAATGGATTTTGACCAGGCTAAAAGTTTCGCCAATGAGATTGCAGCAAGCTCACGCTCTAAATGGATACCGCTTTATGATAAAGAAAATGATAAAAGTATAGCTATATGGTATGTAGATGCATCTTTGAATCCTGAGCAAATTAATAAAATTAAAACTGGTAAATCACTTTGTGAAACAGGTGAATGTTTAAAGGTTTCCTTTATTACTTTCTATGAAGGCGAAAATAAAAACCTTGAAATAAGAGGCACTAAAAAATATAAATTTAATACTGTAGTAATGAAATACCTTGATATATTTCCAATATGGCAAAAGTATTTTCAACCTTCAGCTGATGTAAACACATTACCCAATGTCTACAAGCTACAAAATTATAAGCAGGGCAATTTGCTCTATAAATTTAAAGAAGAAAACACGCCGTACTGGTCATTGACAAAGTTTTATTAACATCTTGAACCCACTTATTATAGTGGGTTTTTTTATGTGAAATAAATGTTATATTTGCCATTATGTCAGTTAGTGTAAAAAAGCGTATCAGTATCAATAAGCTTAGGCGTTATAAGCTTATTATGGATATTTATAACGAACATAAAAACAAACACATCCCACTCACAAAAATATTAAGTGAATACATTTATCCGGTTTATCCTATCTCACGCAGTACTCTGTATAACATCCTTTTTACTCCCGTAGAAAAGCAATTAAAAGAAGCTGAAGATAATAAGCAGGAAACCCTTTTTTAGACATTGTGCAGCCCTATAGTATAAATTACCTGTTGCATTTGCACACCATCATCCCTTTTTATCTTTCTTTGTGCCGTCCTCATTAATTTACCAAACTTTGTTATAGGTTTATAACCATGCAATATTTTATGAGCATCTTCAATAATTGTATGTATAAGCCAAGCGGCTTGCTTTTGGCTTTCTGGTGCTTTTCCGCTAGAATTAGTTAATCTTTGGTTCGCAAAAATAAATACAATTGTTGCTGTGCCTTCCTGCCTGTTTTGTGGTTTTGCACTTTTATCCATTCCAATATCACTAAAGTTTGCCCCTTGAATATCTATTAAACAACATGGCCACTTTACCGGATAATTTGGGCTGTAATCATCTAATTGGCCCCAATCCTCATCAACATACCTAATCTTGGTTATTTCCATAACCTTTGCCTGTATGGCTTGTAAAAGTTCTTTCATTTTTTAAAGGTTTTTGCAAGTTCATCATTAAATACCTGCATGTTTTCATTAATAATTATTTCAACTGTCATCCCCACAATGGGATGATCACCCACAAACTGTCTTTTTTCTACTTTTATGATTTGCCCTACCTTCATCAAAGCAAGCGCTTTCCATTGTGCTGCCTCATTAGTAAGGTTTACATTGCGTTTACTTTTACTTTGCTCACCATCTTTTTTAGTGATTACAGCCCCTGCCGCTTTATAATACATAGCCCAAAAAAATCGCTTCATTTTATCAGTTACTTTAATTTCCCCACCTTCATTATTTATCGAAGCATAAGGCAAAGAGCTGCTAAATGTGATTTGGTTATTACTAATATTATATTTTATTGAACGCCTTAACTTGCCACTACGCATCATTACTGAGCCTCTACTATTTCTTAATTTTGTAGCTGGCCATGTTTCGGTAAAAAATGCTTTCCTTTCAAAATTCCTGTCGAATTCGTCGGCAAGTTCTACAGCTAAATCGCGGACAATTCTTTGTTCCAATTCTTCAAACTCCATATTTTTATTAATAGCAATGTATTGGTTTATAAAATTTTATATCTTTGCGTTTATGAATAATGATAATTACAAATACAACGGTATCGACTTAAGAACTGCAACTGTCTTTGATCTGACGAATGATGCGGATTTCTTAAGCCGCTATTTATCGCCAGAACTTGGAATAAAATCAAAAGAAGACTACTTACAAATGGTCGGTCCAAAATCAAAAAATCATGTTTTCAATATGCTTGAATATGCAGAAGAAAATAATATACCAAAACTTGTTAAGCAGCTAAAAGAAATCTTTGCAGATGATTTAGTTGCCTTTTTTAACGAGTAACTCATTGTTTCGTTCTAATAATTTTTTAAAAGTGTCGTTGTCAATATTTGGATCTTGTGCATAACCTATTAGGTTTTTTATAGTACCCTCTTTTAACTGATAATCTGTGTTTTTTTTAATTCCATCCACTAATCCTTTTAATTGATCATCATATTTTCCATTAATAAGATGGTCTTTAACAGCTTCTAAAACATTATATTTATTAGATTTTGACCAATCAATGAGCAAATCATAGTTTTTTACCATAGTATTATATCCTGTACTTTTCCTGTCATTAATTAAACTTTCATTTTGTAATTTACCTCCAAGCTTATTCATAAATTCAGGAAGTGTTTTTCTGCTTACAAATTCATTTGCAAGCTCCATTGTTCTGGTTTGTGCTGTAGTCATATATACATATCCTGGTTTATTGGCATTGTGCCACATTTCATGATGTAAAGTTGAAATTGCATCTTCTTGTTCAAATGTTGTTTTTTTACCATTTCTGATGTTATTAAACCCTTCACGAACTAAAACCATTCTTTCAGATGTTAAATAAACATCCCCACGCATAGTTGTATAACCATTAACACCTCTTTTGGATGTGGATTTTGTGTACATATAACCATGTGAATAATATTCAGGATATATTTTTGCAAAATCTCCTAAACTATTGCTTAAATCGGTATTAGTTTTTAGGTCCTTATTGATTTTAAAACCATATTCATTTTTAAGAATTTCTTTGGCTTTTTTTGCACCTTCAACTTTATTATATGGATGCTCAGGCGGAAAAACAACTTTTTGTGCACCAGGATTGAATCGAAATATGGCAAGTTTGTTTTTACCGCTACTATCTATTTGTGTTGTGGCCTTTTCTCCCGCTGCTATTGCTGTTGCGGTATCGCTTTCAGTATATTTTGTTTTACGAACCTCTATAGCATTACAACGGCAACGCCATCCATTTGGAGGATAATAATTAAGCCAAAATTCATTATCAGGTGGTAAAGTAATATTGTGTAATACAGCGTGAGTTTCTCTTACGCGATCATCAGCAGCTGTTCGGTATTGTAAATTGTATTCTTGTGATATCCCTGCCCATTTTCCTGCCATTTGAGATGATGTAATGGCAAATTCGTATTCTGCTTCCAGATAGTTTTGATTATAATTATTTTTTAAAGGAGCTATATCTTTAGCGAATATGGCATACGGCTTTATTCTACCATCATCAGTTAGCAGTAATTTTGAAGCTTCAAGAAGTTCGGCATGTGTTTTTAGTCCTGAGAATATAAAAACATCCTGTTTTAGCTTTTCAAGCATTTCATTTGGTATATCATTGTCAATGATCGCACCATTAAGAATTGTAGCAGTTTGATTAATTAATTCTTTATATTCTTTTACATTTACAAGTTCGTCTGGGCTATAAGTTCCATTAGTATGTAACTTCTTAAATGCCTTTTCAGCACTTTTTAAAGCCCTTTTAAATGGTGTATTTGCAGCTAAATTTATATTTACTTTTCCATGCTTGCAATCATCGCAATCGCAATCATATAAATATAATAACCGGGAATTTAAAGCCCCAAAATACCCGTTCCAGGCTTTGGGGCTTAAACGAAAAAATCTGCTCCGAAATTTAGGCCTGTATTACCAGCCTGTAACGGTTTTTTTTGTTCAACAGGTATTCCAAATGTATCAGCAACCCAATCAGCCGATACATCATATTGCGTCCACGCTTCTTTAACCATTGTCCACAATTTATCTAAATCTTTAGCTTTTGGATAAGCATAAATTGTATCGCCTTTTATTTCTGTATAAATCTGTACTAAACCAGGTATCACGGTGCTATTCCAATATTGCTCTAAAAGTGTTAAATCACTATCAACCAAATCCTGTAGCATTGACTGTGAAGCCTCTTCTTTAGATCGATTGCCATTTACAGTATCCTGCCCAAGGACTGCACCCTGTATGGTTAAGCTCATTTCATTATTACATAATCCGATCAGGTTTTTATATACATCGCCGTTTGTACTTACGCCTGTAGCAAATTGAAAATCTTCACTACTATCAATAATAAACCACGAGGCCGCGCCCATGTCTTTCATCATTTTTTCGCCTCTACGAAGCATGCCCTGATCATGCGTATTAGTTTTCATTACACGTGGTGGGATTCCGTAAATTTCGCACAATTCACTCCAACAGGATTGCGCAAAACGTTTCATTAAAACATGAGGTACACAGGTATTAAGAAGTCCTAAATTATTAGCGTCTCCGAATTCTAATATCCATGATCCATATTCGTTCATTTTACGGTATTCAATAAATTTATCATCTGTATAATCTGGATATACACGCCCATTTACAGGATCAACATTAGTTCGAGGAATCAGGTTGGTTTTGAGTACTCCGTTAACATAGGTGAATTCTATTAGCGAATGTCCATAATAGCGGCTGTTAAGTATATGCCTATTAAGGTCTGCTACCCATGTTTGATTTTGTAAAAGTGCTGTTAAATCTTCAACTAAATTACCTTTTAGATCATTAAATATAAAAGGCGTAGAAAGGCTTTTAAGCCTTCTGTTTTCTAACTGAGATGATAGTAATGCATCGCTAACAATTTCGTTGTATAGCAGCTGTAAGCCATAAAATTTTGGGTTTTCGGATGCCCGTGCCTGGTTAAGTGCAAGGTTCCACGAAAGTATATCCTGTCTTGTACGTGATATACTTTTTGGTGCTATACTTCCACTAATTTTTGGGGTTGTAGTTTGGCCTCCTGTTCCTAAAGCGAGTGAAATATTTTTTCTATTCGTATTTATTCTTTTACGTGGCATAGTTATTCGTGATTATATTTTAAACGGGAACCTGAGCTAAAGGGCAAAATAGATTTATCGCTATCGATTGATTTTTTTGGTAATGACGATAACATAATATCGCCTCTGGATAACATTTTAAGCCAGGATATAGCACGGTCATATCTTTCTTTAGCCTGTTCATAAATTAAATCCATATTACAAAGTTGTATCACATGCCATTTTGCGATTGTTACACAATGTTGAAGTATTAGGGGATGCCTATTATTTCTGGGAGCTGTAAAAATGGCATTAGTATCATAAATCAACCTCCCGTCAAGGCTGTCTGACTTATTAATATTGTTTTCTATATAACTACGGGTTTCTTCTTCAGCTGCAGCCATAGCTTGTAGTACGATATTATCATCGTTTTCAGTAATTTCATTTAGTTGATAACCATAAATTACCTGTCCTAAATCTGATTTTTGTAGAAACATTTTTAATATTGTTAGCTATTAGTATTTATGATTTTGCCTAAGGCCTACAGAATAAGTATTTGTGCTCATTGTTGCATGATTTTGAATTAACCAAATACCACCCTCAAGCATATCAGGACCATCCATCTGGCTTGAATTTGGAGATACACCAACAAACTGCTCTTCCATAGTTTGCATGTGTGGATTATCTTTTTCGTCTTCATTAAAAATTAGGTCTCCTGCACGCCATATCGGCTCAAGGGTGGCTTCAATACGTGTATACTTATCCTTTTTATCCCTTGCATCAAGGGATACCGAAAGACGCATATTTTTTTGTTGGCCCATTTTAAAAATCATTAGTTTTAAAACTTGTTGATAATGTGGGTCTTGTAAAGAATTATTTTCAATCCATGTATGGTTTGTGTCTACACCTGACCTCATTATATAGCTTTTAGAACTGTATAGAGCATCTACAAATTCTGATTGCCTCATACTCGAAACCCATACCTTATATAAATAATATTTACCCGCTAAATAGCCAATAACGCCTACTGCTTTAGTAGATGCATTTTCACTTTTTTTATCAGAGGGTGCAGGATCAGCATACGTTAATACTTGTTCACAGCTTGCTAATGGCGGGCATTTTCCCCAAACGACTTTTTTAAATAGTTTTCCAATCTTTATAGGGTTGTTGAAATACTCTTTTTGTTGCGAACCAATACTTATAGGCTTTAAAGCCCTATCGATCATTGCTTCGGTGTTTTTTTGTGGCCATGTAGAACGCCCATTTTTGTCTCTAATATTTACGATTTCGTGTACATCAGCTTTTTTAGCCATTTCCGTTATGCAGCAGTATTTTGCTATAATATTTCCACAGGCAATAATTAATAATGGAACCGATATAGACCTTGTAGGTATCAAAGCTTGTTCTATCCATTCCATTTTGTTTTTTACTCTGTCAGCATTACGGCATTCCTCATCTGTATCAATATCATCTATCAGAATTGTATCTGGGCGTGCAGCATCATTACGAGTACCACGTGGTGATTGTCCCGCACCTATAGCACGAAATGCCACACCCATTTTAGTTATAAATTCTCCCGCTTCCCAATTTCCTATACTTTCCTGTTCTCCATAATCATTTATAAGCCGGTTGTTTGATTCAAGTGTAGCTCTGTACGGTAAAAGAAGTCTTTCAGCTGCATCATAAGTAGCTGATATTAAAAGAATATTTTTCTTTTTACCTGTCATGGCAAGCTTGATAACTTCCATCATTGTTCTGGCAGATTTTGCCAATTCACGAGACCAGGAACGAACTTCAAACCACTCCATATTGTTCATCACCCTTTGGGTTGCCTTTTTATGAAATGGTGCCGGGTCTGACGTATAAAAATTTGGGAAATAATATTTAAACCATGCCTCATCATCAGCTTCCAGTCTTTTTATACGGCTTGCTTTTTGGGTTGGTGTTTCATTAAGGTCTACCGGTGTTGCTTTACGAGTATTGTCTCTAAATTCCTGCCAGCTATCAAAATATGATTTGTCGGTTCTCTTTGCCATACTATCTTGAAAGTGAAGTTATATAGGCATCAAAGTAATTGGTAAGTTGCGCAGCGAATACGATATCTTGTGTACGTGTAAATTGAATAATCTTTTTTGCAACTTCAACAGTATCACCAATAGAAGTTTCAGTTTCTAGCCTATTTATAGCAGCGGTAAGTTTGCTGATAATGTCAGCCTCTTTTGGGGTAGCAATTTTAAAAACACGTCCTTTAATGTCATTATTTAAAAAATCCAGCTGATCATACAGCATCGATAACTGATTTTCTTTGGTAGTGAGCATAGATTTTTTCATGGTTTCCCAATTGCCATCTTTAACCCATTTTCCAATTGTTTTTTCTGTAACCTTAAGACGCATAGCGATCTCTTTTTGTGAGATGTTTTCATTCACAAAAAGCGTTTTTGCATAATCTTTTTCTAGCTGCTTAGTTTTTGCCATTATACCATATTTATAACAAAATTCCACTACAACACCTCTGTAAAAAAAAACGTGTACAGTTTTTGTACAAGTGTGTAAATTATTTATACATAGGTGTTTATAATTAGAACAGTTACTTTTTTAAGCCGAATACCTGTCTAATCTTTGCCTCACAAATGACCACAACCTCGATGGCAAAAATTAATAAACGCTTTATACTTAATGATGAGAACATAGAAAACTCCTATGGCTTCTTTGTGTCCTCTGAGGGCATAAATCTGAGCCGTTTTGAAAAGAATCCGGTTATGCTTTCAAATCACCGGAATGGCAATGAGTTTGTCTTAGGCAGATGGGCCGACTTAAAAAAAGAAAATGGTCTGCTTACAGGTATTCCTGAATTTGACAGTGATGACGAAGATGCCGCAAAAATTGAAGGCAAAGTAAATCGGGACTTCATTAAAGGCGCATCCATGGGGCTTCTTTTTAATCAAGAAGATATGGTTTATGTGGGGGGTAGAATTTGGCTTAAATCATGTGAATTAGTAGAAGGCACTATTATTCCTGTACCATCAAATCCCAATGCCTTAAAGCTTTACCTAAAAGGTAAAGAAGATACTCCGTTAACTGAGGCTGAAGTAAAAGGCTTATGCCTGTCACTTGGCTCTGAATTAAATCCAGAATTAAATCCAAAAAACAATATGAAGAAAATCATTTTAAGTCTTGCAGCCTATTTAGCATTGGGCTTTAAGGATGCGCCAAAGGATGGTGTAGAAGAAAGCGAAATAGAAACAAAAATTATGGGGCTTTCGGCTGAATTATCAACAACTAAAACTGAGCTTGAAACACTTAAACAAGAAAATCAAAACCTAAAAGCAGAAAAAGAAAATGCAAGCCTTGCTGCAGGGAAAACGTTCTTACTTTCTGCTGTCGCCTCCGGTAAAATTAAAGCTGACCAGGTTGAAGCTTATCTGGGTATGATGAAAACTAATCCTGAATTAGTAAAAAGCATTATTGATGCTATTCCTGTCAAAACTGAGTTGTCTGCTGAAATACCAGCTGGTGGCACTACAAAAGATGCTAACATCAAAACTCTTGACGATTTTCAAAAAGCCGATATAAGTGTGCAATTGGCTTTTAAAGCCAACAAGCCAGAAGAGTACAAAAAACTATTTAAATAATCCAAATAAAACACTATGGAAAACTTTCCTGAGGTATGGTTAAATCGTGTTATCCAAAACCTCTCTGATCAAAATGTAGCACCCTGGCTTGATGGAATTCCTGAATTGGATACCGAAATTATAGAAGTTGGTTCTGGTGATGCCAGTGAATCTAACATTATTCACATCCCACGTACAAACTTCAACCCTGAGGTTTTAATAAACAATACCGCTTATCCAATTGCCTTACAAGGTTATACTGATGATAGCGTAATTGTGCGACTGGACAAATATCAAACAAAGGTTACAACTTTAAGTGATGACCAGATTATAGGTGCATCTTACGATAAAATCGATGTGGTTACTAAAGGTCATACACGTGCTATTACAACTAAAAAGAATCAAAAAGCAATACACTCTATTGCCCCAGCACAGAATACAGCTGCCACTCCGGTTCTTATTGCTACAGGAGCACCACTAGTTACTGGCGGTATACCAACACTCACTTATGAAGATTTAGTAACCTTCAAGGGTAGTCTCGATGCTATTGAGGGTATTTCGGATGACGAAAGGCGCTTAGTACTTTGTACCCGTCACTGGAATGATCTTCTACGTGACCGTAAAAATTTTGGCGATCAGTTGGTAAATTATAATACAGGTAAACCAGCCCCGCAAATTGCAGGTTTTGAGATTTTCCAATATGGAGGTAACCCATTATATACTGATGCCGGTGTTAAAAAACCATTTGGTTCGGCTAAATTACCTACAGACCGTCAAGCATCTATTGCTTTCTGGAAGCCCGGTATAGCTAAAAAGACAGGTATGACAAAACAATATTTTGCTAAAGCTGAAAACGATCCAGAAACACAAACTAACAAATTGAACTACCGTCACTACTTTATAGCTGTTCCATTCCAGAACATGTACATAGGGGCGATTGTTTAAACACTGATTAAACATGAATGAATATATCTTAACGGCAATTTATGGTATTGCCACAACTCTTGCAGGATGGTTTGTAGGAAGAAGAGCAACAGAATTGGCAAACACTGAAAAATCCGTAAAGATATACCGCGATATAATAGAGGACTTAAGTTCAAAATACAAAGCGGCAATTCATGATGTCGATGATCTTAGTGCAAAATACAAAGCAGCAATTTATCAGCTTGAAGAAGCCAAAGAACAATTAAAAAGATCAGATAGCCAGCTACAATTAATGATGGAAGAGAATAGGCATCTTATTGAGGAACTACAAAAATTCAAACAATTAAACGGGAAAACACAATGATTAAAGCCGTATTAATACGTGAAACATCGGATACAAAACAAACATTAGGCAGTCTTGAGCTAAAAGATTTTACCAGTATTACCATATTCACTTGCAAAACACTTGAACTGGACTGGGAAAATAATAAATCGCGAAAAAGCTGTATCCCAAAGGGAATATATAAAATCACTCCGAGAAAATCCACAAAATACGGCTTTCATTTTTTAGTTAATGACGTCCCTGGTAGGGATACTATTTTAATACATGCGGGTAATTATCATACTGAAATTTTGGGCTGTATACTTGTAGGAACTTCACATATTGACATTAATAAAGATGGCTTTAAAGATGTTACATCGAGCAAAGCCACTATGAAAAAACTTATTGAAATAGCCCCACAAGGCTTTGAACTTACAATTAAATGAAAAATACAAAAAAAATAATCATTTGTGCATGGTTTCTTTTTCTGATAATCTTAGCAGGACAATCATTCTTATTGTCAGGATGCAGTACATCTAAGAGTATTACAAGCTCAAAAACTATAAAAGATAGTACATGGGTATCTAAAACAATAACACCTTTTGATACACTGATTAAGAGGCCAGGCACTAAAGTGCAGGTATCTTCTAATATCGATGAATTAACTGATGGACAGGTAATACAAAAGAAACTTGACAACGTAACTGCAAGTTTACGCCGCGAAGGTAATACTATAATAGCCGACTGTAATCTTGATGAACTTGAAATGATTATTAGATTACAAAAAGAGCTAATCGAAGTTTATAAAATCCGGGAGACAGATTTTAAGCAAACTGAGAAAATTCCAGTTTTACAAAAATATATACCCTGGTACTTGTATCCTTTTATGTCCTTAGGCGGATTGGCCCTATTATATATAATATTTATTTCAATTAGAAATTATTTAAAACCTAAAAATTAATACTATGGCAAAAGACCCTGTATTTGAAAACAACCCAACTATTTCTTGTTACTATAAAACAAGTGATGGCGAAGCATTTTACAAAGATTTTGATGCAAATTCCCATGCACGTACTTTAGATAATAAAGAAGTACAAACAATTACTAAAGATTCAGAACCTGTAAAAGAAAAACCTGCAAAAGCTGAAGATTTTATTTTAGCAATTAAAGAAACTACAACACTTGAAGGACTGGAACAATTTAAAAACGACACCAGGAGCACGGTACTAAAAGCTATTGAGACTAGAACCGCTGAGCTTACTGCAAATACTAATTAGCAATGTCATTACCAGGAGTAAGTATAAAATTTTTGAATGGCCAATCTGGTCAAATTCTTAATACCCCAGATGGTGTGTTCGGCTTATTGGCCAGTGCAGTTGCAGTAGGTACTACATTTCTATTAAATACACCTTATCAGTTGCGTAGTATGGTTGATGTAGCCGCCTTAGGAATTATTCCTAACACCGATAATTATGTATTGTATAAAACTTTAAAAGAGTATTATGCAGAAGCAGGGGATGGCACAGAACTATGGCTAATGGGATTAGCGAAAACTACTAAAGTAAGTGATTGGTTTACACCCATTACAGGTACTGGAAAAACACCTGCAGAAACACTTCTTGATGGTGCAAATGGAAAACTTACAATGCTATTTACAGCATTTTCACCATCTAGTACTTACGTGCCGGTAATTGTAGATGCTATTGATGCTGATGTATGGAGTGCTATGGCTTTAGCACAAACACTGGCTAAAAATTATACTAATGTAAAATATGCACCTTTTTATGTACTTTTTGAAGGATATGCATTTACAGGTATTAAAACGGATTTAAGGAATTTGCTAATGGCAGATTTTAACCGTTGCCAGGTTATTATTGGCGACACTGAAAAACGTATTGGTATACCAGGTAGTAAAGGTGCTGCTATTGGTGTGATAGCTGGTAGAAAAGCAAAGTCACAAGTGCATGTTAATCCTGGAAAAGTTCGGGATGGTGCTTTAGCTAATATCACTGCTTATATAGTAGACCTACAAGCTGAGCAATATGATGTTGCAGCACTGCATGACAAAGGATATGTAACTTTTACAAAGCATACAAATAAATCAGGATATTACTTTTCTGACGACCCAATGGCATGTGCAGAAACTGATGACTACCATTATGGAACTGGCAGGAGGGTCATTGATAAAGCTTTCAGAATTGCCTACAGTAGGCTAGTTGAATATGTACTTGATGATAACACTATCAATCCTAATGGTACTATATCAGCTATATATGCTAAATCTATTGAAGACGACGTAGTATCTACAATATTTAGCCAAATGACAACACGGGGCGAATTAAGTTATGATCCTAACGACCCGAAAAGTAAAGGGGTAGTTTGCAAAATAGATTTAACGAACAACGTAAGGTCTACTTCAAGATTAAAACTGGCCCAGCTTCAGGTTTTACCTAAAGGCTATAATAGATTTGTTGATGTTCCACTGGGCTTTGCGCCTATAACCACTAATTAATATGTTTGATAGTAGAGAATACGAATGGGGTGATATTACAGCGATGATAGGCGGTCGAGACACTCTCGGTCTTAGAGCTATTAAATATGAGGAAGACCCTGAAATGGAAGCCATATTTGCTAAAGGACGTTTTGCACATTCTATACAGTTTGGTAACATTAAGTACGCTGGAGAAATTGCAATGTTACAAAGCGACTATTTAGCACTTAGACAATCCGGTAATGGATCATTAAAAAACATCACTGCTAATATATTAGTTAGTTATGGCAACCCCTCTGAATTAAGTGCAATTGTAACAGATAAGCTTGAAGGGGTTCGGTTTGGCAAAGTTGAAATGGGCATGAAACAAGGGGATAAGTTTATGGAAGTAACTGTGCCTTTCCTCTTTTTAAGATTAGTAACTAACGTTTAAATATAAAACATAATGCAAAAAGCAAATATTACAAACCCTACTGCGGCTGATATCGCGGGATGGAAAGAAGAACACACAGATATTTTTAAAATTACTTCTGAAGACGGCACAAAAGCTTGTTTTCTTAGGAAACCAGGAAGAAAGGAATTAAGCTTTGCTTCAAAGGCAGGTGAAACAGATGCTTTAAAATTCAATGAGAGCATCTTAGTAAATTGTTGGCTGGGTGGTGATCTGGAATTTCAGACAGATGATGAACTATTTCTTTCAGTAGGTAAAAAGCTTGCTGTAATAGTAAAAGCACAGGAGGCAACACTGGAAAAGCTTTAAAGGCTGCAGAAGTAGACCCGAATGATTTTATACGGATTAGTAATGCTCAATTACGTTACTATTTACGTATTGATGATCCTGACAGCCTGAGCGATGCTGAGTGGTCAAAATATTTAAAAGACTTGGAATATATCCGAAAACTAGAAAAAGGCGATGCCAAATAATTTATTCAACTATATTTTTAAAATTACATCCGATGCAAAAAGCGTTACCGCCGATATGGGTAAGCTTCATGCATCGGTTGTTAAAGTTGATAATGGTGCTACACATCTTGATAAAAGTTTTACTGCTGCCTTTAATCATATCCGAAATGACGTTAAAACTATTAAACTTGATTCTATTTTAAATCAAATTGATCGTACTGCTAGTGGCATTACAAGCCTTAACCAGCCTGGTATGGATTTAAGTTCTAACATGTATGAATTAAGCGCAATGACAGGTGTTGCTGGTAATAAGTTAAAAGAAATTGAAGGGTATGCCCGTGACACAGGGAAAGAATTTGGTCTTGGAGCTGCCGGTGGGGCAGAATCCTTTAAGCTTATCCTTGGTCAGTTATCCCCTGAAATTGCAAAATTTCCAACAGTACTTAGTGCCATGGGTAAAAGTGTGGCTGTTACCTCTAAGCTTATGGGTAATGACCAGGTAGGTGCGGCAAATTTACTAACCACAGCAATGAATCAATATGGCGTAAGCCTCGATGACCCAGTACAGGCAAGTGCTGTAATGGCAAAAATGATGAATACAATGGCGGCTGCGGCTGGTGAGGGATCAGCTGAGCTGCCGGCACAACAGGCTGCATTGGAGCAAAGTGGTATGGCAGCAAGTGCAGCAGGTGTAAAATTTGAAGAAACAGCAGCCTCAATACAAGTGCTTGATAAGGCGGGTAAAAAAGGTAGTGAAGGTGGTGTTGCATTACGCAATACATTGGCAAAATTATCTGAAGGGCGGTTTTTACCAAAAGATGTTAAAAATGAACTGGCAGCCGCGGGAGTCAATATAAACACGCTTGGTGATAAATCGCTATCACTTGCAGACAGGCTTACACCTCTTAAAAAGATTATGGGAGATAGTGCCTTAGTTACAAAACTATTTGGAGCTGAAAATAGTAATGCCGCACTTGCATTGATAAATGGTATTGATGAACAGCGCCGTCTTACTGCTGCAATTACTGATACTAATGCAGCTTATGATCAGGCTGCAATTATTATGGAAAGCCCAATGGAAAAAAACAAAAGGCTCCAGGCGCAAATTGACGATTTCAAAATATCAATTTTTAACGGTTCTAATGGGCTTATCGGTTATGCAAGTGTAATAGGTCAGACAGCAAGTGATTTCGGGAATTTATTGCCAATCATAAGTGGTGCTGGTAAAGTGTTTTCAACATTAACGAGTGCAACAAAATTACAGGCATTATGGACTGGAATAGTTTCAGGCGCAACATCAGTGTGGACAACTGTACAAGGTGCTTTTAATGTTGTTATGGCAATGAACCCTATTGTTTTGATAGTACTTGGTGTGATGGCTTTAATAGCAGCAATTGTATGGGTTGCTTCCGCAACCGAAGGCTGGGGCGATGCGTGGGATCATACGGTAAAAGGTTCAAAACTAATTTTTCAGGCTTTTGTAGAAGGTGTAAAAAATTTTTTCAATACAATGGTCAACGGAATTATGATAGGCATCAATTACATAAAAAAGGGATGGTACGAGTTTAAGAATTCAATGGGCATTGGCGACGAAGCTGACAATAACAAAATGTTAGCCAAGATTCATGCTGATACGGAAGCGCGAAAAAATGCGATTGTCGATGGTGCTAAAAAGGTAGCCGATCTTTCTAAACAAGGAGCAGACGAATTTGTACTTGCTGCTAAATCTGTAAAATTTAAACAAAAAGAAGAAGCAGGAATAAGTGATCCCGTAATACCCGGCATTGATAATAAAAATACAAAAGGCATGGGTGCTGGAGGCGGCAATACCGAAAAGACTAAAACAAATCAGGCTATTGCCACCGGTGGCACCAAACATAATTATATAACAATCAACTTAAAAGATTTAGTAGGTGTCCTGAATATACAAGGTAAGGACTTTAAAGATAGCGCACAACAAATGGAGGCTCAGGTGGTAGATGCATTAGCAAGGATACTGGCCATGTCAACAACAGCAGCAAATTAACTATGGCACTTAACGAAACAGATATATTATTTACGGCTTTAGTCGGCAAGGGAGTTATAAAAACCATACCACGATTAAACGTAATACAAAATGAATTGCAGAAACATGTACTGCCGGTTCTGCCTTTTTTGCTAGTACAAAATAGAGTAGATATTACCAAATATGAAAGTAAAGAATTTGAAAATTTAGGTACGGCCGATGCACCTACTCCGGTCGAAAAGCAATTTTTCCCATTGTCATTTTCTATTGATGAAGGTAATACGTGGTTCTTGCTTCCTTATGAAACGATGATTTCAATTAGTGGTAAAAATACTCTTATACGTAGGAATGTCGCTAAATGGAAAGAAATACCAGGGGTGCAACCGCGGAAAGGAACAGTAAAAGAGCGATGGAATGAAGGTGATTATGAAATAACAATCACTGGTGTTTTAATTGGGGCATTGCTTCATGGTCAATTTGAAGATTGCTTCCCAAGAGACGACTTTGAAAAACTTAGAAAAATTTTAACGCATCCACAGGTTATAATGGTTTCAAGCCCACCTTTAGAAATGTTAGGCATTCAAAGAATAGCCATTGAAGATTTTAATTTCCCTTTCACAAAAGGGGAAAATGTTCAGGCCTATGATATTAAGGCTTATTCTGATTTTAGTTTTAAACTAATCCTTACATAATATGTTTTTTGACATGGACTGGGAGATATTATTTAAAACTAATGGTGTAGAAAGGCGTTTGCTTACACTTGACTCTTGTGAAATTGAGTGCAGTGTTGACAATCTTACTGATGTAGCAACAATAGTATTACCCGAAGCCTTTATGAACCAAACTATATTACGGGACATTGAAAGCAAAATAGGACGTGGCTCAGAGGTTATAATAAGATTAGGATATGATGGTAAACTTGAAACTGAGTTCATTGGTTATGTTCAAAATATTACTACTAACGACAGCACATTAAAAATAATATGTGAAGATGCCTTATTCTTATTTCGTAAAAGTGTTAAAGATGTAGAGTTGAAACCTACAAGTTTAAAAAAAATAGCTCAATCTCTGGTTGATCAAATTGATAGGTCTTTTACTGTGAATTGTGATTATGACATTAATTACGAAAAGTTTACGATACACCAAGCTACTGCTTATGATGTATTAAAAAAGCTGCAGGAAGAAACAAAGGCTAATATGTATTTTGATACAGCCCTAAAGGTTCTTCATATACACCCTCCATATACTGAAAAGGGGGGCGAAACAAAATATAATTTGCACCTAAACATAGAACAATCATCATTGGAATATAAAAAGGCAGATGATAAAAAGATTGAAGTAACAGTTGAAAGTACTGATTTGAATGGTAAAGTAACAAGCGTTTCGGCTGGTGTCACAGGTGGGGATAAAACAACACTTAAGGTAGGGCCAATGAATAAGTCTGACATGCTAAAAATAGCACAATCGGCATTAAAAAAAAATAGTTTTGATGGTTATGAGGGTTCATTTGATACTTGGCTTATACCTATTGTAAAACCAACTTATACCGCTATAATAGAGGATTATGATTATGAATATAAAACGGGGCGTTACTATGTTGTTTCTGTAAAAACCAGTTTTAGTGCTTCAGGTGGGGTAAGAACAATAACGCCCGGTATAAAATTAGGTTAATGGCAACACATACTGAAATAAAGGAAAAATTACGTGCTGTTGTAGCAAGCAACCCAAATTATCCTATCCGGGCTATAGTAACTGCAATTGATGGTCAAACATGCTCAGCTAAAGTTATTGGAGGTTTAGTTCTGTCAAATATTCGTTTGAAAGCTACAATAAATCCAGGTACTAATTATTTGCTAATGACACCGCAAATAGGTTCTGATATTTTATTGATATCCGGTGATGGTACCCTTAATGACTTAACTGTTATAAAGGTTGACCAGGTACAAAAAGTTGAAATAAGGCAGGGCGGATTACTTGTTCTTTTTGATAGTTCTGATAGCAAGGTATCTATAAAAAATAACGATACAAGCCTTAAGGATATTTTTTCCGATTTAGGAAGGCTATTAAAACAATTAAAAGTAAGTACTCCGGCAGGTCCATCTGGAACGCCCTTGCCAGACAGTATAGCAGCTATTACAAGTCTTGAAACAAAATTTAATAAGCTTTTAAAATAAGTTTAAAATGCCTTTAAACAAGAATAATTTAAAGAACGAAATACTACAGATCGTAACTGATATGCGTGAACGTATAGAGGTGTCAGATAATGAGTATGCAACACGCCTAAGTGAAGCAATTGACAATTATATTAAACAAGCTGTTATAGTTTATACAAGTGGTTTAACATCGCCTAGTGGGCCAGTAACAGGGGCATTTAACGGAAGATTAGAATAATATGGCCAAAGATATTGGAATACAATTAATAGACAATAATGACCAAGGAACTATTTTAGATTTAAAGGTGCAGGTTTTTCGCAATGCTGATGGTAAAATTACAAGTGGGCTGGTTATAAATAACACGCTTGAACAAAATAAAGGAATGATTCTTTTAGCTCATCCGGGCGATTTTAAACTATGCCAAGACATCGGAGTTGGTATTCAGGATATATTGTTTGACCACGATTATCAGGTATACCGGCACCGGATTAGAGAACATTTTGAAAAAGATGGGCTAAGTATTAATAAACTAGATTTTTTTCCAAACAAACCAATAATAATTGATGCAATCTATTCAAGTTAAACAAGGACAATCATTTTTTGATATTGTTTTAGAAGGTACTGGCGATATGGCCAACATTTTATCCATGGCTATTGAGAATGGTGTAAGCCTTACAGAATCTCTTAATATTGGTCATGAAATTAAACCCATTGGCGAAATAAAAAAAGAATTTACAATACTACTTACAGGGCGTTTTGCACCGGCAACAATGATAACAGATAATAGTATAGTTGCTCCTCCGGGCGGTATAGGTTATATGCAAATAGGAAGCACATTTAAAGTTAGTTAAGATGGCAAGAACACAGGCAGAAATTAAAAAAGAAATTACAACAGCATTTATGAAAAATGCATTATTCGCTATGGCTTATGGCTTTCCAGTGGGTGGTTCTTTTGAAGTTGTTTTCAGCAAATTAAGTATTGAAAACCTTTGGTTTGATATTATATCATTTGCACATTTTATTCACGAACAGTTTTTTGACCAACATACTAAAGAGGTAAACGAAAAGCTGGCAAATCAAAAAGCGGGGAACCTTTCCTGGTACCGCACTATGACGTTAAAGTTCTTACACGGTTTTCCTTTAGTATTAGACCGGGACATTTTTAATACAACAGGCGCAACTGCTGAGCAAATTGAAGCAGCCCGTATTGTTAAATATGCAGCGGTTGATGAGGCTACATTAAGCAGTAGGGTAATTATCAAGATTGCTGGAGAAAGCAGTAATGGAAAACTTGCACCAATAACAGCTCCTCAGAAACAAGCTTTAGAAACTTACATTAATGAAATAAAATTTGCCGGTGTTGATACCAGTATTATTAATTATTTACCGGATAGGCTGTACCTGACCATCCAAATTAAAAGGGATGCCCTTGTATTGAGTGAATCCGGAATGAGCATACTGAATGGTAATTACTATCCTGTTAATGATACAATAGCGGCCTATATGAAGGAACTTCCGTTCAATGGTGAATTGCGGTTAAGTGCTTTAGTTGACAGGCTACAGCTTGTGCCTGGTGTACTTGATGCAACGATTATGAATGCAGAAAGTGCATGGATAAATCCCCAAACCAATGGTTATGGAAATGCACAACAGATCAATATATCAGTTATTCCTGTAAGTGGATATTTTGAAGTAGTAACCTTCAATAACATTACTTATGTGGTTTAGTATAGACTGGAATTTATTTGCCGTTAATATGCTACCTACTTTTTTACGAAAGCCAAAAAGTGCAGCATTTGTACAAATTTTTCTAAGGCCCCTTATTACTGTTTATATACTTTGGCATAAATGGAGAAAGTTAAACTTATATAAACTTGAACATACTGGTCAGGTTTGTTCTTTACGAAAATCATTAAATGACACATTTGACGCTGTACAAAGGCGAATTTATATAGGTAATGGTAATATATATGATACACTATACATCTATACAGAGGCAGAATCACAACAAGTTTATGCTCATACCGAAGGGGAAAATAAAAAACTTTGGATTAGGACTGAGTCAGAAACAGCAGATACAGGACTTGACTTTATTGTCTGGGTACCTCAGGAGGTTTTTACTTCCCAAATATACGGCCTCAAGGCTCATATTAATTTTTATAAAGCAGGCGGTAAACGATATTCAATTTTTATAATTAATGGATAAGCAGAATTTTAATCAAACAGGCGGTTTTCCGCTAAAGACTGAAAGACTTGCAGATATGCAGGCGTCATGGAGCATATTTAACCAATTGGGTTATTTAGGCGGTAACCTTACTATAGTAACAGGCTGTATCCAGACGGGTAATAGTACAGGCAACGGCTTTGTATTTATATCTGGCGAAATATATCCTTTTGAGGGCGGATCAACTTTAAGCCGTGTAAAAATAATTGAGGAAAAGACAGCTAAAGAGTTTGAAAATGGCACTAATAAAGATGTTGTTACTAAACTAAAAGTAGTATTTACAAGTACCGAAGTAGACTCCTATTTGTGGTCATCATTTACCAGGCTTAGCAATTTAAAAACTTTGCAAACATCATTAAGTGATTTAATAACAGATGTTACCGAACTCAAAAGAAAAACCGCAATATTCCAAAATGATGGCGGCATGTTCTTGTGGAATAAACCAGCTAATCAAATACCACCTGGCTTTGCAGAGGTTGTTGAATGGCGCGGCCGTATTCCAGTTGGATTTGACAATACGCAAACCGAATTTAATGAGATAGGAAAAATAGGCGGTGCAAAAGACGTTCAGCTAACTGCGAATCAAATACCTGAGTTAGTTGTGAGAGCATATTCAACAGCAGGAAGTGATGTTGGTGGAGGTGTAGTTACTACAGGTAATGCAAATGAAGGTGCTTTAAATATCGCAAGAACAATTGGTGGGAATGAAAAAGTAACAGTTTTGAATCCTTACAGAGTAATAATGTTTATCGAATATGTAGGATAATATGGCAACAGCACTAACAACAATATTAAGTTGGTTTGAAACAGGAGATTTTCCTACTCAGCAACAATTTGCAGCTACATTTTCATCATTTTTTCATAAAGATGAAAACATACCTCAGAATAAAATTGCTAACCTGATTAATGATCTTGATAACAAAGCAGAACGGCAGCAGTTAAACGCTCATCTAACCGATGTAAATGCCCATGCGGCATTGGTTGCTAAAGCAAGGATTTATTTGCCGGGAGAATTGCAAATATTTAAAAAAACAGGATATACTACACCTAATGCATTGGAGATTGGCGATAATGTAGTAGGAAATATTGAAGGTACAAAAATCGACGGCATATATCGTGGCGGTAATCCTCTACTATTAGCGAGTTATTCAATTGCTATAGAAAACGAATTTTAAAACCAATTATAATTATGAATAAAACTAAAAAGATTAAAAAACTAAAGAAACGCCTGAAGACATTGGAATCAATTATTACTGGCAGTTCCATAACACTGGTTAATAGTTCAAACCCAAATGAAAAAATGATCATAAAATATGAAGATGATACATTTTCGACTGTGAATGAAATTACTACCACTCAGGTAAAGCCACTTGAATCTATAGATAATTTAAATAGAGTAACTATAAAAAAATAAAATTATGAAAAAAATATATGCATTACTTCTGCTTGTTGCAGTTTCTATTGCTTCTGCGCAAAACAGCAAAATACATAATCCATTACAATTACTTAATGTTCCGCAAGGTTCTGCCTCAGACTCAATACTTGTTCGTGGTTCTAATGGAATTGTGAAATTTATAAAAAAATCTAACCTATTGGCAGGTTCTGGAGGAGGTTCGGCGGTCCCTTTGCAATCTGTTTTGGATGCAAGCCCATTTGCTACATATAATAATGGAAATAGTAGAGTAGCATTATTACAAGATAATGGTACAGGTAGGTTCATTGGTTTACAATTAGGAGATAACTCTAATAGTTTTAATCACCAGTATACACAGAATGCAATGGGAATTGGTATACAAACTTCATATAATCCAAGTGGTAAATCAGGAAGCATGTATATTGGTGAGCATGAAACAAACTTTGCCAGATTAATTAGTACTGGAAGTACTCTACTTGTACATAATGTAATTATTCCAAATCCAACTTCAAATTGTGTAATGACTTTTCCTACTGGTAAGACAGGAAGTCAAACAGTAGCAATGTTGAGTGATGTACCTCCTAAGCTTTATAAATCTTATGTAGCATTACTTAGTCAATCAGGAACAAATGCACCAGTTGCAACTGTATTAGAAAATACATTGGGTACAACTATAACTTGGGTGAGAGATTCACAGTCCACTTATAGAGGAGTGGTTGGCTCTCCAGGCAATCTTTTTGTTACAAATAAAACAGTTGGTTTCACTACACATAATAATATGTTTTATACCTTATCTTTTAGAGTTATTGATGCAAATAATATTGAAATTAAAACCAATGGTCCAGATTCAGTACTAACTAATGGAAGTATTGAAGTAAGAGTATATAATTAAATAAATATGAATAAATTTATCGATTTACTGTTAGGAACAAACGACATTCCTACTTATTGTGCCTCCTTGGTTTTTGCCTTATTGGGTGTGGTCGTAGTGTTGCTTTTAAAAGCTCAAAAACGAGATAAAACAAGTAGTTCAACTCCCTATAAATTCAACTTTTGGTTTCTAATTATAGATAACCTTAGAGAAGTTGTACTAGGCTTACTACTATTACTTTTGGCATTGCGTTTTTCTGTTGAATATGCCGGCACTAAGGTAACTATGTATTATGCATTAGGGCTAGGGTTCGGAATACAAAAAATTTCGCTCTGGATAGCCAATATAGAAATTAACGCACGAAAATAATCTTTAGGAGGCATATTTAAAAAAGTCCTCCAACATTTAAAAAACTTCCGAGGGTATTTTTAAATAGCTACAAAGCCACAGCGCTGGAGGACATAAGTCTTCTATGCTGTGGCTTTGCTATTTTCTAAATACTCTCGGACTGCAAATATAGTAAATAATCATCAATCAAAAAATGGAATAGAAACCACAAGCATCGTGTGGCATAAGAAAGACTTTAACAAAATTATTTAATTACAATGAGGAAAAAACAGCGGGAGTTTATTAATAAGGAATTAGATATTAACACTATAAAAAAAGATTATGAAAAGATTAAAATACGATTGGACAAAAACGAATGATTATCCCAAAGAAAACGGATTAAAGGTTTTTGGCACATTCGTCTGTGGTGGCGGTTCCACAATGGGTTACAAATTGGCAGGTTTTGTACATTTAGGAGGTGTAGAAATTGATAAAAGAATGGCAACCATCTATAAAACCAATCACAACCCAAAATATTTTTATTTAGAAGACATCCGTGATTTTAACCAACGTACTGATTTACCAAGCGAACTTTACAACTTAGATATTTTAGATGGATCGCCTCCATGCTCTACATTCTCAATAAGTGGTAACCGTGAGCTTGATTGGGGCAAAGAGAAAGTTTTTAGGGAGGGCCAAAAAAAACAAACACTAGACGACTTAGTTTTTGTTTATTGTGATACAATCGAGAAATTACGCCCAAAAGTTGCGATATTAGAAAACGTTTGTGGAATTGTTGCAGGTAGGGCAAAAGCATATACTATTAAAATACATGAAAGATTAAATGCGATCGGCTATGACGTTCAGATATTTCAATTAAATAGTGCTACTATGGGGGTACCACAAAGCCGTGAAAGGATTTTCTTTGTCGCAAGGCGTAAAGATATAGGCTTGCCAAATTTAACGCTTAAATTCAACGAAAAACCGATTTATTTCGGAGACGTAGTGGATAGAGGTTCTAATAATCATAGAACATTGATGGATTCTATCACCAAACGTTGGCCATATATTGAATATGGTGACCAAAGTTTAAAGTTTGCAGATAGCAAATACCGAAACTTAAATGAGCCTAAAGCTTTTTATAATACGGTTATAGTGTATGATAATGTTGTAATGCCAACACTAACGAGTAGTGGGGCAACAGTCTATTATGATGAGGCCCGCCATTTAAATAATACAGAGTATATCAGAGTAAGTAGTTTTCCTTCTGATTTTGATTTTTGTGGTTCACCTGTACGATATGTATGTGGTATGAGCGTACCGCCATTAATGACCGCTAATATCGCAAATGCTATTAGAGAACAATGGTTTCAATCTAATAGTATTTAA